ATGCTGTACCTGCCAGATATTCCTGGCGGGTCCTGCGGTCACAATGAATCATGCTGGCTTGCTCGAAGCGTCCGCGGCCAGAAGCCGCTTGGGATTCAAGCGGCCTTGGGAACGGATGCGTGCCTGCGTCCGGTTGTTTTTGAAATCCTGCTGGCCTGTTGCGGTGTACCAATATTCTTGGAGTTGATCAGGATGTGTTGGAGTTCTGCTCGTGTCAGTGCGGGGCGTGCTCAGACACTGTTGCGCTGCCATATTGAATGTGGGTGATGTGTCAGAGGATGTGGAACAGGGATGCGGATTACATCATGCTTTTTCTATCGGTTGGCATTGATAGCATAGGTGCTTGATATGTTTGTGTTGCTGTTGAGATGAAAGCATGCATTGCGATCCTGGTTTGCGTTAAAGCGGATGCCAAGCTCAGGAACTCAAGCCTTTTTATGGTGTTGCGTCGACATGGCGAATCATGATGTTGTGGATCTCCTGGAACGAGGTGCCAGTGTTGTTGGGTGTCTGACTGGCATGTTTGATCTTTAGTATTGCGTTGCCGATCCGAGTGAATATGTTGGCTGCTGGGCTCTGCTATATACCGGCGGTGATGGCCGTCCGGCGACTACATGCCCATGTGGCAATGGTTTGGATGGAGTGATGTATCCCGATGCTGCAGCCATTGTTTAACGATGCAGTGTTGCAGGCTGTGTACCCGCGTGGTGTGACACCGACTTGCTGCATCACCAAGGTCAGATATAGGGTGGCGGGCCCAGGATCTGGAGCAGATCCATCCGCGGGTGATCTGTCACACCGGCACCTGACACGTGTCGCCCGTCCTCCCGTCCCTTCCGCGTTGCTGTACAGTGAGGTGCGAGTACTGGATTGCGGCCGCTGTCTAGATCATTGTGGACGACGGGTGCGTGGGCTATTTCAGCCATTGCATGGTGAGTGGCCTTTCTCAATTCTTCGGAGATACTGCATGAACTTACGTATCTTGGGTCTCCTTTCCACTGTGTTGTGCGTGGCTTGCCAGCGTGTGCCTGAACCGCCGGCTGCGTCCACTGCACAGCAGGTGTCCAGCCCAGCGAAGGTCGGTGCTGCCACGCAACAGCGCACGGTTGAGCGTCCGGTATTGCACGCCAAGACGTTAGGTGGCGAAGAATACGACCTGGCTGCACATCGCGGTAAGTGGGTCTTGGTGAATTTCTGGGCTACCTGGTGCGCCCCGTGTTTGAAGGAAATGCCAGAGTTGTCCGCGTTACACCGGCGGCGAAACGACGTTGAGGTGATTGGGCTGGCCTACGATGACAGTAAGCCGGAGGAGATTCAGGCGTTCTTGCGATCGCATTCTGTCGATTATCCGATCATTATCGTTGACGTCTTCGACCCGCCTAAAGACTTCGCTGTGCCGCGCGGTTTGCCAATGAGTTACTTGATCGCGCCGGATGGTACTGTCGCCAAGCAATTCCTCGGTTCGATTACCGCCCGTGATGTTGAAGGGCTGATCGGACCAGCGGGTAAAGCCGGTTGAGGGCTGCAGTATGCTTCTGGTGGCTCGGTGTGGTGTAGTGCCTGTGTTCCTTCGCCTTTACCCTTGCATGCTGCCGTGGAGCAATGGATGGTATGGGGTTGAGCCAGTTTGCAGGGCCCTTCGGGCCTTTGCATCCTGTCTGAAAATAGCCTTGGTGATCCTAATCCAATGCCCGCTCTGGTGCGTATGGAAGACAGCATGATTGAGTGAGTGGTTGATAAATCGAAATTTACATCTTTTAAAATTGCCCGCCCCTGGCCGATGACTCGGCATAGCATCGTGTTCGAGTAGTGACTAAGGGGAACTGTCATGACTGATTTCAATGCTCGGGAACGTTCGTCTTTGACGTTGTCCCGCCGTTCCAAGCGCGAGTGGTATGGCCTGATTTTTGGCTGGCTGCTGTTGGTGGTTGCTGGTTGTTGCTCGCTGTGGCACATGGCGCGCGAGCATGGGGTGTTGTTGCATGGCGATGGCCTGCTATGGGCGAGTATCGGGATCGCTAGCTTAAGTGTGCTCGGTGCCGTGATGTGGTATTGCCGACGCCGACTCGTACAGGCGCTGTTCGTGCCGCGTTTACCACCGGATTGGATCAGTGCCACCTTATGCATTCAAACCGCACTCCCGTATTTACCCGTGTCGCCGCACACCGTCTTGCCTTGCCACGATGCCTCTTGGCAGCGTTTCTGTAGTGGTTTGTTGATTGCAGAAGATTTGGATCCTAGTGCTGCGCAACGCCCTCCTTGGGAGACATTGGATGCCCAGGCATGTATCGACCGACTGGAACAGCTACGTGAATCCTGGCAGCAAGCCAGCCAGCGCCGGATGCAACAACAGCAGCGGCGTTACTGGTTAGAAATGGTGTTGGCATTACTTGACCATGGTGTGTGTCGTCCGCTGCACGATGGCAGCCTGCCGGATACTCTTGCGTTGCGCACCGAGTGCCTATTACTGAGTGTCGATCAGGGGCCATTGGTGTTGAACGATGTGCCGGGCGTGTTCGCACGTCGATTATGGCTGGCATTGCATGCATTGCCGGAAGCGCAGCGCGCGAAGGCACACGTGCAGTGGCTTTTGCTGCACGTGCTGTATGCCTTGGGGACTGAGGTGAAAGCACTGGACGCGCTTGCTCAGATGGTGCTGGTACTGGCGTGGAATCCGGAAATGGATCTGGATCAGGTCGAGGTTGCGTATGCCCAGGCGGCTGAGTATCGGAAACGCATGTGTGCTTGGCTGGTGCGTGCCGCACAGGTGATCGTGTCAGAGAGTCCCCAGATGCGGCTTGACAAATACTTACTGTTGTTATGCCCTTTGTTGGGCAGCCTGGGGGGCGATGATATCGGTTATGTTGAGGCATTACGGCCCCTGCATACGGGCTTTACCCAACTTTATGGCGCACGGTTGAGAATCCTGGTGGTACTTGCCAACGAGGTTGAGCAGCAGTCCGGGTTGCGCCCGCTCTCGGTACCATCCAGCATGGCGCAACGCTTGCCCCAAGATTCATCTCTATTAGGCCGGTAGCGCTTGCAACATGCATATCGTGTTTGGGTGTGGCAGCAAGTGCAGCGGAGCGGATGCGTGTGAGAGAGATGTTTGTTTCGCGATCCTGTGGAGACAGCCAAGCGTTGGTCGCTGAAATCCAAGGTGTTTACGGTGTACGCATGGTGACCAGCATGTGTCGGTTCCCTTGACAATGGGAAGGTGCGATGAACGTTGCTTCAGTCGCTCAATGGGATGCAGATGCCTTGCTGAAGTCTGTCTTTAAATCTTACGAAAAAACATTAAATATCAAATATTTATGTGCAATTAGTTTCTGCAAGTCTCATCATCGAAATATCGCTAACTAATTGATTATATTTTGGTTTATAAAGTGCCTGTGGAAACGATTTTTCGGGGTTTCCTCATGTGCCGGTCAGGGCACTGCTCCGGCGCCGTACGGGTTGAACGGCCATCATGGGCCCACGTCACTCCTGGAATGGGAAGCTTGGAATGTCGCAACTAGTCTCTAAAGCTTAAGAGTCGTCACCTGTATATATACAGGTGACGACTCTGATTGGTATTTCTTGCTGCTGATAGGGGGCCCTGTGCAAATGCATCAAGGATGTACCGGTGTTGTTTGCTTACCACGTCGGCGCGATCCTTCACGATATTGCGCATGGCCTTTTTAACAATGCCATCCATGACGTCCACATCAGCGGGGGTCAGGGCGATGCCGTCTGCGTCCTGTTGATAGGCCGTGGCCGTCTGGGGGTCCAGGCGGCGGATCCATACGCCTGCGGAACGCCGCTGATGACCTGGGGAGCACTGGTTGCGCTGGCGTTGTTGGCGGTAGCGCTCGGCCATCTGGTCACCGTTGGCGTAGCCGGACAGAACACGGATAAGGCGTTTACCATGATCTGTTCCGGTGAAGGTATTCAGATGGTTGCCAAAGGTGTAGATGCTGCCGGGATTGGGCAGCGGACCGGGGGCGGTCGGGTAGGCGCTGGAACGCCCGGCGACGTTCCAGTTGACGTTGGACAGCAGGTGCGAGCCCAGGCCGGATACCAGGCCAATGCGGGCGTTGCTGTTGCTGGCAGTGGTGTAGGCCGTACACGTGGGATGGACTCCTCAACAAAGGCAAAGCGGGCGTCGGAGCGGTCCAAAGCACGTGCATGCGGGTCAAAGTGCACTGAAAACGGGTTGTGAATCCGCTCAATGCGGATGTCCTGGTCGAAGGAGTCATCATCGGTGTAGGCCGTCCTGACACGCCACGCCCCGAACCCGCCACTCACGGCATATAAGCCGCCCCAATCGTAGGCTTCGTCGGCCCGCGATTGCGTTTCAATATTGCGTATCAGTCCCTGCCGCAGTTCGGCCAATGCGGCATCGCCATCTTCGGTGGCCCGAATCTTAATGGAGGGTGTGTTCATCCGCAGGTCGTTGACGACCTTCTTCACCATCTGGCGCAGTTTGTTAAATTCGTATTTCGGGCGCTTGTCGCGATTCGCCAGGGAGCTATCGTCCCACTGGCTGCCCGGAACCCAGATGAATTTGAGATCATCTAGGGCGCGCGTCCGCAGCGCCGCTTCGGCGGACTGGCAATCGGCAAACCGCTCGCGCATCCGCCGGTATTTATCTTCGTCTTGCTTCATCGCCATTGGCTTTTGTACTGAATCCTTTTAACAGGCACACCCGCGCGGGTACGCTGCTTTTCGTAATCGATCGCTATCAGCCCGAAGGCATCAGCCGCATGGCTGGACCAATCGTGGTGCGGTCCTAGGCCAATGTTGCGGTTTGCGTCGCGCTTTTCATGGTAAAAGTTCAAGGCATGCCTTCCGGCTTGGGTCGCGGTTTCGTTGAAGCGGACACTTGGAAACATGCGCCGTGTGGCTTCAATCCGTGCTGCCGCCGCGCCAGGGCCCATGTTAGGAATGACCGCGACTTCAAAACCGGCTTGTTTTAAGGCGCTTGCGTAACTGACAGCAAATACTCTGTCGTGCGTGGCTCCGTCGTGGGGCAGGATGCAGTGTGGGGTGCCGATGCGGCGCAGCCAGTTCACATGCGTGGCCAGCGGCTGTCCGATGGCTTCGTAGTAGTCCAATACACGTACTTCGGTACCAATCAATTGGGCGATCCAGATGGCGCAGGCGTCAGCCTTGGCCCCGGTGCCGCCAATGTCCCAATACGCTCTTAGGGTCATCAAGGGGTCGGTGGCAACAAAGCCAATGCGCCCTTGGTCTTTGGCTTCGATCAAGGCGCGTGAGTAGTACGCGCCTGTGATTGAGGTTCTAAACGCGCCTTCCCAAATGTGCGCGTAGCTGTCAGGCCGTTTGTTGAGGTCCTCCAGTCGTTTACGGTTGAGTGCGTCCGGAAAAAACGGGTTGTCGCGCCAATTGAGCGCCACGCATTTGCAGCGCTCTGGGGGGTGTTCGCGAAATCGCAGATGGGTCGCGCTGATGGCGTGTTCCGGGTTCCAGGTCACCCAGATTTCCGCATGTTCCTCACGCACGGTCGGAATGGCTTTTTCCCAGGCGGCCTCGGACACGCTCTCGGCTTCATCCACCCACAGCAGCAGAATGCGTGCCTTGGATTTGATGCTGTCCAAGTTGCGGCGTAGACCGATGAAAGCAAACCCCACACGCCGATCTGTGGTGCGGATGTAGTTTTCGCCTACCTCAAATGCCGCTGTGAGCCACGGCTCAGCCTGAATGGCCGCTTTCACTTCGGCCATAGAAGAGTCCGCCAGCGAATTCATGAATTCACGTCCGCATACGTTTTAGGGTTGGTTGCTTTGTTCCATACCTGGAACTGCTCCGCCGCGCCTGTGACATCTCCCGCATTGAGCTTGCGCAGCAACGTTGAGATCCCCAAATTCCCCAAGCCGATGTTGTAAGCCAGCGAGACCAGCGCATCGAATTGATATTGGGTGACAGGCACGCGCAGCCTCCGACGCACCCCCGGCACGAATTCCTTAGACATCCGGGTGTGAAAGCGCGTTTCGGCTTCCTCTAGGGTGATCCTCAAACCAGGCACCACGCTAGGCCCGGTATCACCATAGCCAATGGTCCACTTGCCACCCGGGCATTTGTACGAGGTCAGCTTGCACCCCTCAAAATATTTGATGAGGGCGATGCCTTCGGTTCCTAGGTTCATAGCCGTTCTCCGCAACGCAAAAAACCGCCCGGAGGCGGTCTGTGCTCAATAAAAAAAGCCCTGCGGGTGCACAGGGCTTGGAGGGAAATCGCGCGATGGCGGCAAAAACAAATGTGCGGGATCACCACTCAGGCGCGTAGATTAGGGGGGAAGTGCGGACCCATCAAGTCCGAATTACACCACCTCCCAAGCCCTCCTGACATAGAGACGTACGGACGCAAATACCGCTGTGCTCATCGAGATTCCTTTCGTCAGATGTGGATTTCATGCTGAATCGCCTGTTCTACAAATTGGTTCAAACTGATTCCCTGTGCTGCTGCGGCTTCAGAAGCCAAAGCATGGAGTTCAGGAGAGATCCTTGCATTGAACTTCCCTGAGTAGGATTTGCGTGGTTCGACGTCATCTTCTTCGCAGGCTTCCAAAAATACCTTCAGAGAAATAGCCCCTTCTCGACGAAGGCCCTTGAGGTCTTTGGCATAGAAATCAGCACCGCCATTGATACCGACAAACTCACCGCGAAACATGTCGATATCCGGATCATAGGTAATGATGGCTTTGAAGCCTTCAATGGTCATGATGTTTTTCATGGTGTCACTCCGTTCGATTTCAACCAAGCTCGGATCGATTCAACAGCGCCCTTGTCAGTGTTAGGCGAAGGGTGGGGCCGGTGGAATACACGGCGTTCACCGAACAGCCGCACCAGCACACGAGACCCTTCACGTTCTTCTACTGTCGCTCCAAGCTCCAAGAAGAGTGCTTCAATATCGCGCCATTGGATGTTGGCGGAAACAGGGCGCGTGTCTATGGTGCTGAGGGTCTTAGCGTGCTTACGCTTCATGGATGAGATGGTACTAAAAAATGGTACCTAGCACGAGAGTTCACTGGGAATAACAGTGCAAGCATTCAAGTGACGCATTGTCCATCGTGTCGGCCAGCGCACTACACCGCATCTCTCCGCAATGCCTCGTGCAGCTCCAAAGCGGCCTGTCGTTCCGCGTGGTGCATTCGCTCCAGCAGCCATTCATACACACCGCACCACGCCCTGTGGTAATTGGATCCATCACGGCCAATAGCTTCTGCACGTCTGCGGTCGCTCATCGCAACCACGCCGCTACCGTTACAGACATCACACACCTTGAGCAGTGCGCCCACACGCCGTTCCCCCCGGCCATAGCAAGAGGGGCACAAAGAAGGCTGCGCCATCTCCGAGATGACCGCCGCGACCAGGGCGGGCAGCATGTCCAACGTCGTTTGTGGCCAGAGGCTGTCTTTGACCTGCTCCAGCCGTAACGCGGCACGGTCACGTTCGGCACGTTGCGCACTGGTCACCGGACCGCTCCAGCCCAAGCACGCCTTGGCAATGCCTAGATCGGTGCGTGCTTCGGCCAAGCGTTGCTGCTGGCGCTGGATCTCTCGCACCACCAGGGCCACGTCCGTATCGCGTAAGTGGCTGCGCCGCAACGCCGCGCCATCTGGCCACCAGCACGCTTCCAGCACATCACGCCCTAAACCGGCAGGCACTAACGCCAGTCCATGCGCAATGTCCTGTGCGGTGAGATCGGGCGTGCCGCCGTGGGGCACGCCGTACCGGACCGTGCCCGGGGTAAGACGGGCCAGTAATTCACCAGGGTTGCTCATTGCAGAATTCCTGTTGTTTACAGTCGGACACGGTGACCTCGATCAAACTTCCCTGCCTGCGGATTTGGTTGGTCACCGTAAAAGCGCTCGTGCGGCGGCTTTGAGGCGTCTCGCCCATTCAATAATCAATGCGGACCTGTCCACTATTGAGGGGCGGGTGCTGGCGTGGCTGGCCGGTGAGCAAGGCAAACTGCACGCCTTCAGCGCCTTTGACACCTGCCAAGGCGTGGATGGGCTGTGGTATAGCGGCGCGGCCATCACGGAGGCGGCACGGTGCGGCGCGCCCATCGCCCTGCATCGTGATGCCCAGGGGGAGCCGGTCCGACAAGGCCCGGATCTGTACAAGCGGGCCTACGCCCAATCTTTCGGGATCGCCCAAGAGGCTGTGACCAAGCAGCAGCGCCACATCGGCAAAGTGCAAGAACTGGCGCTGGGCTATGGCGGCGGGGTGGGGGCCTTCGCCGCGTTCGCCGCCCTATACCGCATTGACCTAGATGACATGGCCGCACAGGCCCACGCCACGCTGCCGCCGGTGCTGCTCCAGGAGGCCGCTCGCGCCCTGGAATGGACCAGGGACACCCAGCGCCCCACCTTCGAGCTGTCCGAGCGTGCGTGGTTGATGTGCGATGTGTTCAAACGCGCCTGGCGTCAGGCCCACCCAGCGATCGTCACCTTCTGGAGTGATGTGCAGGCCGCCGCTGTACAGGCCATCACCCACCCCGGCACGGTCCGCTCCTGCCGCCGCTTGAAGCTGCACTATGCCAATGCCTGGTTACGTATCCGTCTGCCGTCCGGACGCCTGCTCCATTACCCGGCAGCAAGAGTAGATGCGGACGGGAGGCTGTCCTACATGGGACCCCACCCCACCACCGGCCAATGGACCCGGATCGCCACCTATGGCGGAAAACTGGTCGAGAACATCACCCAAGCCGTGAGCCGTGACGTGCTGGCCGCCTGCATGCCGCGCATTGAGGCCGCCGGGTATCAGATCGTGCTGACGGTGCACGACGAAATCATCACCGAAGCGGCAACCCACAGCGCCTTCAATGCCGGGCACCTGGCGGCGCTGATGACCACCGCGCCCGCCTGGGCCGCTGGGCTGCCGCTGGCCGCTGAAGGCTTTGAAACCGATCGCTATAGGAAGCACTAACCCATGAACGTATTGCATGAACGCAGCATCGAACGCTATTTAGTGGCGCGAGTCAGGGCCAAAGGCGGTGAAATCCGCAAGGTGAAGTGGATCGGTCGTCACGGCGCGCCCGACCGCATCGCCATGCTGCCCGGCAGCACCCTGTGGATCGAACTCAAAGCCCCCGGTGAGCAGTGCAGGCCACTGCAACTACGCGAGCACGAGCGCATGCGCCGTATGGGGCAGCGCGTGGAAGTCGTCGATTCCTTTGAAGGCGTAGATCAGGTGCTGCAATGACTCAGAAAAACGCTTTGGCAATGAGCGTCACGATGCCGGTCACGATAGCGCCGAGCATCCAGCTATGCAGCCGTGTATCACCTTCTGTTTTAGCAAGGCGCGTCTCTAGATGTGAGAAGCGCTGGTCCATTTTCTCGAAGCGCTGGTCCATTTTCTCGAAGCCTTTTTCCATATTGACTTCAAGACGCTCCAATGCCTTGGCGGTTCTGGATTCCGAATCAGCAATGTCTTGCCGATTCCTTTCCACCACCCCGGCTAACGCTTCGGCTTCGGCCTCGGCGTGCGCGGAAGGAAGACCCGCATTTTTAAGCTGGTTTGCGTATTTGAGTGTATCGAACGCCGCTGATGTCACACATGCCCCCGCCTTACCCGGATGTGATGGCGAGTATAGCAGCGCCCCCTCGCGGCAGCATGGAGACGGTGCCGCATGAAATTACACCGCTACCAACACAGGATCGTTGACTTCATTCTGGCCCATCCGCGCTGCAATCTGTTTGTGCCGATGGGCCTGGGCAAGACGGTGTCGACGCTCACCGCCCTAGATGTGCTCATCCTGGCCGAAGCGGTGACCCCCATCTTAGTTGTGGCCCCGCTGCGCGTGGCCGTGGCCGTGGGCAGCGCCGCGGTACGTCGCCGTGCCTTGCAGCAGCAGGCCGATATCTACTGCATTAATTACGACAATCTGAAGTGGATGGTGGAGTTTTTCGGGGAGCGCTGGCCGTTTCGCACCGTGGTTGCCGACGAATGCTCCAAGCTGAAAGGTTTCAGACTGGGGCGCGGGACCCAGCGCGCCCGCGCCCTGGCCAAGCATGTACATACCAAAGTTGAACGCTACATCGGCTTGACCGGCACCCCTGCGCCTAACGGGTTACAGGATCTGTGGGCGCTACTGTGGATGGTGGATCGGGGCGCACGCCTGGAGAGTAGTTTTAGCAAGTTCACGGATAGATGGTTCCGCCCGATCCGCATCGGCAGCGATCCCCACGCCGTGCGCGTGGTGCCCACACCCAACGCCTTTAAAGAGATTCAAGACAAGGTGCGTGATGTGTGTCTGTCGCTGGAGCCCGGCGACTATTTCGACCTGCGCCAGCCAATCGTGAATACCATCCGCGTCACGCTGCCGGAGCATGCCAAGCGCATGTACAAAGCGATGGAGCAAGAAATGTGGCTGGCGCTGGAATGTGGCGCTGAAGTTGAAGCCTTTAACGCGGCCAGCAAAACGATCAAGTGCTTGCAACTGGCCAATGGCGCGGTGTACACCGACGCCACGCGCCGCGCCTGGGCCGATGTCCACGACGCCAAACTGCATGCCCTGGACGCCATTATCGAAGAGGCCGCCGGTATGCCCGTGCTGGTGGCGTATCACTTCAAAAGCGATCTAGCCCGCTTGCAGCGCGCCTTCCCTCAAGGCCGTGCCCTGGACACACACCCTGACACCCTCCGGGAGTGGAACGCCGGAGCCATCCCGGTGTTGTTCACCCATCCGGCCAGCGCCGGTCACGGACTAAACCTTCAGGACGGCGGCAACATTCTGGCCTTCTTCGGTCACTGGTGGGACCTGGAGCAGTACCAGCAGATCATCGAGCGCATCGGCCCCACACGGCAGGCCCAAGCCGGACACAACCGCCCGGTGTTCATTCACCACATCATCGCCGCCGGCACGGTGGATGAGCTCGTCATGGCGCGCCGCGAATCCAAACGCGAAGTCCAAGACCTATTACTTGATGCCGTGAAAAGAAGAGAAACACGCACCTCGCACTCACCTACACCATAA